AATTGGGTTTCTTAGCACTTACGTGCTTACATAAGGAGATTTCTCTCAACCTACGTAATTTTATTTAGTTCTTTTTCTGTTAAAAAATCTGATAAAAAGATTTTCTATTTTACACTCAAGACATTTGCAAGTTGACAGAACCTGGTTATCCATTCTAAAGTATGGAGTTTGCATTACTCTGTGAAAATGCTTTGGTGACATGTATAAATTATACCATTTATTGTTGAGCTAGTATATCGTTTTCATCAAGCTTGTTGTAGATTTCACCCATAAAGTAAATCATTGCTGGATGTGCTTCTTTTGTTTTTGATTCTACTTCTTCCTCAGTCATACCAGACATTAACGCCATCTTTGTATTGATAGATTCATAGACTGCAACCATAAGCTCTACTACTGATTCTTTATCCTTGTTCATCTTTTCCGTCTTCCGCTCTAAATGCTGGGGAAGGTCCCAGCAAAAAACCATCTTCATGATATTTTACCATTTTTTCAATTTCATTGCTACCAACAGTTCCCTTGGCCATTAAGCATAATACGTCATATATTCTATGAAGCATTATATAGTTAACCATAGGAAGGTTGTCTTCTAAATTATTGCTCTGATTGTCCATTTTTTACTTTCATATCTTCAAGCAACTCATCTATAGTATTTAAACCTCTAGATTTGGCTTCTTCAACATATTCTTTAACTATAATAAGAGCTTTTTCAGCAAGTAGCAAGCCAGGCATATGCATGCAAGGAATATTTCTTGCTACCTTAGCTCTTAATTCCTCATCAAATTCATTTTTTAGTGGCATTTTTAATACCCTCCAACATTTTTGAATAAATAGCACTACCAATATAATTTTTATAATGGCAAGAAAGGCAATACACAAATATTTTTTCTTCTACGTCTTCGTTTGAAAAGAGAAGACCTTGGTCTAATGGGCAAACCATCTCTGACACAAGGCCTTCTCTTGAGAGAGCTAGATATTGAGATACTACTTGTATCTTAATATTAACTCCTTTCTAACTTTTAGATGGAAATTTATTTAACCACTCTTTTGTTCGAGGAGTTAAACCTTTCCATGACGACCAATCTTGACCGCCATTGGTCATATAATACGTTATCTCTGCGTTGATTGCTGGATCGAATAACGAGTAGTTACTATCCAGTTTGAACTTTTCTTTACGATCATCACCCAAGTTTCCTAGCATGTTAATCTGAAAAATTCCATAGGAACTGTCTCCAGTTTTCCTGTTGCCGTTATAAGCCATTGGGCGTCCATTAGACTCCTTTTTAGCTACAGCCCACGCCATTTTAAGGGCGCTACCCTCAAAGCCTACAGCTTTGAGGAGTTTAACCAATTCTAAATCTGTTAAAGATTCAGAAGGTTTCCACACAGTATTGCTGAATTGCTCCAGCATTTCCTTGTCAAGTTGTGCTTCGGTTTTTACTTCTGGTTTTACAACCAGTGCAGATGCTGATTGAATTATTTCTGGTTGACCAGTAAATAAAAATAGTACAGCTACTGCTATTGCAACATAGTGATGTAAAACATCGCTAAGTTTTTGTTTTATATTCTCCATAGGCATTTCCTCCAATAGAGATAACGAACTCTAAGAATACCATTAACCTTTACAATATGTCAACTTAAAAATAAGTATTTATTAATTCTAGTTAACTAATAAACTAGTTGTTTAATAAACTTTTTCACCCTTCCTTTCTATAAAAAAGTTTGGTAGAATAAGACTCTTACTAAATTTTATGTGCCATTAGGCGGAAAAGAGACAAAAATGACAAAAATCAAAAACTTTAATCAATCTTCAGACTACTTTGAGGAAAAGCCAATGTCACTAATTGAGATTAATGAAGATAGCGCTTTAATAGATAACCCCTATGAAAATTTTATAGCTATGTCTCGATATGCAAGATGGATACCTTCTGAAAATAGAAGAGAGACATGGAAAGAGACTGTAGATAGATATTTTTCTTTTATGCTAAATCACTTAAAAGAAGATTTTGACTATACTCCAGATGAAGTTCTTTTGTCAAATCTTAAAGATGCTGTATACAAAAGAAATGTAATGCCTTCAATGAGAGCTGTTATGACTTCTGGTCCCGCCCTAGAAAGAGACAATGTGGCTGGCTACAACTGTTCGTATTTGCCAGTAGATCATCCAAGAGCATTTGATGAAACAATGTATATCTTGATGTGCGGCTCTGGAGTTGGTTTTTCTGTTGAGTATAAGTACATTAATAAACTGCCATCTATTCCTAGCGCATTAGAAAAAACAGGAGAAGTAATTGTTGTTGAAGATTCAAAATCTGGGTGGGCAACTGCGTATAAAACTCTTTTAAAAAATTTGTGGGATGGTAAGATACCGTCTTTTGATGTTACAAAAGTTAGACCAGCTGGAGCAAGACTTAAGACTATGGGCGGAAGGTCTTCTGGACCACAACCGTTAGTAAATCTTTTTGATTTTACTATTGCAAAATTTAAAACAGCAGCAGGAAGACAACTAAAGCCAATTGAGTGTCATGATATTATGTGTAAGATCGGAGAGGTTGTAGTTGTCGGAGGAGTTAGAAGATCAGCTATGATTTCTCTTTCAAATATTAATGATATAGAAATGGCTTCTGCAAAATCTGGCAACTGGTGGGAAAACAATCCTCAACGTGCCCTTTCAAATAACTCTGTGGCTTATTCTAGAAAGCCAGACATGGAGCAGTTTATTGCAGAGTGGAAATCTCTTTATGATTCAAAATCAGGAGAGCGTGGCATATACAATGTTGCAGCAGCACAAAAGCAAGCGGCACTTTATGGAAGAGACCCAGATATTCATTATGGAACAAATCCATGCTCTGAAATTATTCTTAGACCAAATCAGTTTTGCAATTTATCTGAAGTTGTATTAAGAGAAGATGATAATGAGGAGTCGGTTTCAAGAAAAGTAGAACTTGCTTCTATTCTTGGTACATGGCAATCAACCCTTACTAATTTTAAATATATTAGAGATGTTTGGAAGAAAAACACAGAAGAAGAGAGACTTCTAGGAGTTTCTTTAACTGGGCAGTTTGGAAATGCAATTTTTTCAGGAAAATCTAGATCTGCAAACGAATTTGCTTGCGGGAAAGGGTGTGTTGATCTTTGCAGCAATCAGGATCACATAAAAGAAGATAACTATACAAGACTTGAGCATATGCTTCAAAGATTAAGAACCCGTGCAAGAGAGGCAAACATTCAAGAAGCATCTGCAATTGGAATTAATCCATCTGCTTCAGTAACATGTGTTAAGCCCTCTGGAACAGTTTCTCAACTAACTGGAGTTTCATCTGGAATGCATCCATGGCACTCTGAGTATTACATAAGAACCGTTCGTGGATCTAAAAATGATCCAATTTCTATATTTCTAAAAGAAGTTGGTATACCAGTTGAAGATGATGTAATGAAGCCAACAGAAACAGATGTTTTTTCTTTTCCTGTAAAGGCCCCTAAACATGCCACTTTTAGAAAAGATCTTACTGCAATCGAGCACTTGGAGCTATGGTTAATTTATCAACGTGCTTGGTGTGAGCATAAGCCATCTATTACAGTATCCGTTAGTGATAATGAGTGGATGGAGGTGGGGGCTTGGGTTTATAAGCACTTTGATGAACTTTCAGGTATATCATTCTTGCCATATTCAGATCACTCTTACAAGCAAGCACCGTACCAAGAAGTTTCAAGGGAAGAGTATGATGCTTTAGTTGAACAAATGCCTAAGTCTATTCGTTGGGAAGATTTGTCTTTTTATGAAACAGAAGACGGAACATCTACTAACGCAACTCTAGCTTGCAGCTCTGACGGCAATTGCGAATTGGTAGATATTAGCGCATAGTGGTACAATAATATAATTGGGCTAAAGCCCAAAATTCCTGGGCAACCCGCCTAGAAATAAGGAGGATCAAAAATGGCAAAAGCTAAAGAAGATCTTAATGGAGATGGAAAGGTTACAATGCAAGAGAAAATTCTAGCAGCACTAGCAAGTTACGGACGTCATTTCTTGGGAGCTGCAATTGCTCTCTATATGACTGGCAACACTAGTCCAAGGGACCTACTACTGGGCGGATTTGCTGCCACAGCACCCGTAATTTTGAAAGCACTCAACCCGAACGAGCCATCGTTTGGCTTTACAAATAAGTAATAAATAGTCGATTAGAAATACTCCTGTGCTAAAATTAGTACAGGAGTATTCCTATTTAGGAGACTATGGCAAATGGCAGGACAAAAGAATTTCGAAGTAGATCAAAATGCAACATTTAGTTTTATAGTAGAATATAAAGACGAAAATGATAATGCGATTGATCTGAGTGGCGCATCTGCAAAGATGCAAGTCCGTGATACAAAAGGCGGAGCTAAATTAGCCGTCACATTAACATCACCTTCTGGTGGAATTACAATTGATGGACCAAATGGTAAATTAACTGTAAAAATGACACCAACACAAACAAACAAAATCTTTTATCCTAAATCATCTTATGATTTAATGGTTATAGATTCTAATGGGAATAAGATAAAGCTCCTTGAGGGTTTTATGACTCTCAGTAGATCGGTAACTATATAATGGTTGAATCCGTAGTTGTTAGAGAGCAAATAAATAAAATTGTAATCTCTTCCGCAGGACCGCAAGGTCCAAGAGGAAGAACAATCTTAAATGGTTCTGGAGACCCTTCAGCAAATTTAGGACTTGAAGGAGATTTTTATTATAACACTGTCTCTTCGGCTTTTCACGGACCAAAACTTTCTGATCAATCTTGGTCGGGATCTAGCAAGATATATTTAACTAATAATACTTTAGTGTACTCATGGGAACTAGCTCAAGTTACTGGGCCAACTCTAGGAGTGTATTCTGTTGTTATTAGCCATGGGTTAGGATATCAACCAAATGTTACCGTAAAGTCTAGTGCTGGAGATATTTTAGAAACTGGCATAGATTACAATAGTAATAACCAAATAACACTGACTATGGCTCAACCATTTTCAGGGACAGCATACCTGTCATAAGGAGATAGCAAATGGCAAGAAAATTTTTAGTTAGCGTTGATCTCAACAAGAATGAGTTGCTCAATGCTAGAATCCAAAACTTAGGCTCAGCGCCTTCTAGTCCAGTATCTGGACAAATTTATTACGATACATCAAATCAAACGATGTATTACTACAATGGACTATCCTCGCCTAACGGCCCATGGATGCCAATGTCTGGCTCCACAGAAGTAATTCAAGATGTTATTGGCTCATCGGTACTTGCTGGTACAGCGCTTACTGCAACTTACGACGATGTAGCTGGAACTACAACATTAAAGTTAAATGACACCGCAGTTGCGGCAGGCTCATACGGATCAACAACAAAGATCCCATCATTTACAGTAGACGCACAAGGTAGATTGACAGCAGCAAGCGAGTCAGACGTAGCAACAAATCTTTCAATTGCTGGTGATACTGGAACAGATACAATAGATCTTCTTTCAGATACTTTAACAGTTTCTGGCGGAGAAGGAATTGATGTAGATGTAACAGATAACACAATTACAGTTTCTGCAGAAGACGCTTCAACTAGCAACAAGGGTGTTGCTTCCTTTGAATCAGCCGATTTTAATACAACAAGCGGACATGTCGAATTAAAAGATACAGTAGTTAAGTCATTAACAACTGATTCAGGAGATCTTACTCCATCAGGACACTCTCTATCAATTTTGGGAGGAGAGGGAATTGATGTAACACACACTGGAACATCAATTACTGTAGCTGGAGAAGATGCGAGCACAACTAATAAGGGTGTTGCTTCTTTTGCGGATGCAGACTTTACAGTAACATCTGGTGCGGTAACAATTAAAAATGTTAACCTTGCAACTCAGACTACTGGAAATTATATTGCAACAATTTCTGGAACAGCAAATGAAATTGAAGTTACTGGCTCTGGATCAGAAAATTCAGCCGTAACAATTGGATTGCCAGATGATGTAACAATTGCAGGCAACCTGACAATTAGCGGCAATCTCGATGTACAAGGCTCAATTAACTCAATAAGCACAACTGAAGTTAATATTGTTGACAACAAAGTTGTTTTAAATACAAACGTTGACGGTGCACCAATAGCAGATGCTGGATTAAAGGTAAATCGTGGAACTTCAGCAGATGTAGAAATTCTATGGAATGAGTCATCAGATCAATGGACACTGACAAATGATGGTACAAATTATCACGAGATAACAAGAAAGTATAAGCAAACTCTTAGCACATCAGCAACATCTTATACTTTAACTCATAATCTAGGAACAAAAGATGTAGTAACTTCTATTTATGAAGTTGCTTCACCATACGCAGAAGTAGAAGCAGATGTTGAACATACATCAGATTCAGTTGTAACTATTAGATTTGCAGTTGCACCAACAGCTGGAGAATATAGAGTAGTTGTAATAGGATAAGGATTTTAAATGGCCAAAAAGTTTAAGTCATTACTAAACCTTCTAACACTTGCAGAAGATCCACTTGTTGGCTCATCTGGAGATGTATACTTTAATGTTACAAGTAAAAACATTAAGATATACAATGGTGCAATGTGGGTTGACTTAACTCCAGGCTCTACAGATCCCGCTCCGTTTTATATGCACACTCACACATACGATGGAGATGTGCATACAATTAACTTACAAGAAACTATTGATTTTTCTAATATTAATGAAAATGCTAGCGTTGAAGAAGATACTCCTGTTATAATTGGCATAGATGGTGGAAGTCCAAATTCAAACTATAACAATGTAAGTTACACACAACTCACCTTGTTAGACGGAGGCGAAATTGCCTAGTAATTATCCAAATTCGTTAGACAATCTTACAAACCCAGAAAGCACTTCAAGTTTAGAAGGTCATGCTTCTTTACATGCAACTGTAAATGATGCAATTGAAGCTATTGAACTAAAGCTGGGTGTAGATGGATCTTCAGATGTAAACTCTATTGATTACAAAATAGCAGAGTTAGAGACAAGCCTAAATGCTTTAGATGCAGAAAATGCATCAGAGCTACTTGGTTTGGACGGAAACAATGATATATCAGCAACCGTTTGCGATATTGAAAATGCAACAACTTTAGATTCTTTCAATAAGAATACATTTTCTACTATAAAGTATACAATCCAAATAACCAGGGGGGCAGAAATCTATGCCTCAGAAATATTTATTGTAAATCATGAAAATGATATAAATGCTTCAGAATCAAACATAATAACAAACACAAACAACACTCTATTTAGTTATACATTTGAAGAAAATTCAGGTATAATTAGTCTCAAGATCACCCCTGTAAGTACTGCTGTTACAGCCAGATATTACAGAACAGCAATTAAAAAATAAGCAGTAAGAGGAGTCATATCAATGGCAACAGTAAATAAAAACTTTAGAATTAAACATGGTCTGGTTGTTGAAGGCTCAACAGCTACGGTTAATGGTCAAAATATACTTACAGAAACAGGTTCAGATCAATATATTCTGAATTTGGTTGGTGGCCAAAACCTCATAGATTCAGTAGCATCTGGTCTTTCAGTAGATGGCAATAGCCAACTTTCTATTGACCGCACAGTTGTTGACGGTTGGTATGATTCAAATGGTGCAGCAGCGGCAGCACTTTCAGACGCACAAGATTACGCAGATACAGCTGAAGCAGATGCAGTAACAGCAGCAAATTCTTACACAGATGGTCGTGAGACTGCAATCACAACTGCTTACGAGGCATACGCTGACCAGGCAGAGGTAGATGCTAAGGCTTACACAGACACTCGTGAAGGAGCAATCACAACTGCTTACGAGGCATACGCTGACCAGGCAGAGGTAGATGCTAAGGCTTACACAGACACTCGTGAAGGAGCAATCACAACTGCT